GGTCAGAGGTGCGACTCCTCTCTTCGCAACCATTCCCGTTAACCCGGTGCAAAAGATACATGATAGAAATTCAGCCTAGCGCAGACAAGCCTCTGCCCTTTGACCTGTCCGATGAGCAACCGAAGACTCATGCGGATAGCATTGCTATTGCCGCAAACACCGTAGATTTTGTTGAGCGGCTCGGCGGGATGCTCGACTACGACGCCAAAGACTTCCAAGCTGCCGCTGCGCTAGCTACAGGAAAGACAAAACCCAACGTGCCCACAACGGTTTCAAAATCAGGCATGGCAAAGGTTCTCGCAGTTGCGGTTAAGGAATGTGACTTCCAAGTATTTGCCGATGTGCAGCAAGCCCGCAATTTCGTAACAAACAAACTCGTAGCGCTCGCCGACTGCGGAGACCCAAAGCTGGAGCTCAAAGCGTTAGAGCTACTTGGCAAGCACAGCGATATCGGACTTTTTACCGAGCGCTCAGAAATTACTGTGCACCACACAAGCTCCACCTCCCTAGAAAATTCTATTAAAGAACGCGTGAAACGCTTGATGAACGCAGAGATTACGGATGTGATTCCGTTCGACGATCTGGATGCGCATCTGGGCGCAATAGACGAAGGGGAGTTTGAAGAGGAAAAGTTGATTGATACAGATACGGAAGAACCTCCAACAGATTCAACCACTGAGTAAATTCCCGTAACAAAACAAATGAACCTCGACGTATCCAAAATGTCCCTAGCGGACGTGCTCAAAGTCCTTCCGAGTCTGTCGGAGTCGGACCAACGGGTGTTGGAGGCTCAGCTTGCCAAGCTCGAAGAGCTCAAGAGTCGGGAGTTGATGCAGGAAAAGTTCATTAAGTTCGTGGAGAGGGTCTGGCCGAGCTTCATTGCTGGTCGGCATCACAAGCGGATGGCCGAAGCGTTCGAGAGAGTGGCACGTGGGGAGTGCAAACGGCTGATTATCAACATGCCGCCCCGCCATACGAAGTCAGAATTCGCTTCATACCTGCTCCCTGCGTGGTTTTTGGGCAAATTTCCGGGCAAAAAAGTGATTCAGACGTCCCACACCGCTGAATTGGCGGTGGGTTTTGGTCGAAAAGTGCGTAACTTGGTAGATACCGAGCAGTATCACGACATTTTTCCCGAACTTGGGCTGCAAAGTGACTCAAAAGCGGCTGGTCGGTGGAACACATCCAAGGGTGGTGACTATTTTGCGATTGGTGTGGGCGGTGCAGTGACCGGTAAGGGTGCCGACTTGCTCATTATTGACGACCCGCACTCAGAACAAGAGGCTGCGATGGCAGCTACCAACCCCGAAGTTTATGACAAGGTGTATGAATGGTACACGTCAGGTCCCCGTCAGCGTTTGCAGCCCGGTGGTGCGATTGTGATTGTGATGACGCGCTGGGCTCAGCGTGATTTGACTGGGCAGGTACTTAAAAATGCAGCATTACGTGGCGAAACCGACTGGGAAGTCATTGAGTTTCCGGCGATCTTGCCCTCTGGCAACCCGCTTTGGCCTGAGTTCTGGAGCATGGGTGAACTATCAGCGCTCCGAGAAGAATTGCCGAATTCAAAGTGGCAGGCACAGTATCAGCAGAACCCCGTGGGTAATGAGAGCGCGATTGTTAAACGAGATTGGTGGCAGTGGTGGGAAGAAGATGAGCCTCCTGAGTGCGAGTACATCCTCCAGACGTGGGACACCGCGTTCGAGAAACATCAGCGTGCCGACTATTCCGCCGGGACGACTTGGGGCATCTTTACCCACCATAAAGACCAGTCGAAGAACATCATCCTCCTCAACACATATAAGAAGCGTGTGGAGTGGGTGGACTTGAAGCGTGACGTATTGAAAGAGTACAACATGTTTGAGCCGGATGGTCTGTTGATCGAGAAGAAGGCGACGGGTGCACCCCTCATCTATGAGTTACGAGCGATGGGCATACCGGTGATGGAGTACACACCAAGTAAGGGGCAAGACAAAATTGCCCGTTTGAACTCAGTCTCGGACATAATTGCGTCTGGGAAAGTCTGGGTTCCCAAAACTCGTTGGGCTGAAGAGCTAGTGGACGAGATTGCAGCGTTCCCATCAGGCGAACATGATGACTTGGTTGACGCGACGACACTTGCACTGATGCGCTTTCGTCAGGGGGGGTTTTTACGTCTGCCATCAGATGAGCCCGAAGATATCAAATGGTTCCGAAGCCGCAATAAAGAGCGGTACTACACAGTGTAAGGACACGACATGGAAAAAGGTTTATACGCAGCGCCCGAGGGCTTGTCTGATTTGGCTGACATGGCCGATATGCCGGACTTGGAGATTGACATCGAGTTGGAGCCCATCGACGGTGAGATGGAAGATGTCGAGGAAGCAGAAGGTACTGCTGAAGACTTTGATGCCAACCTTGCAGAGTTCATGGACGACAAGGACTTGCAGTCTTTGGGGGAAGAGCTAGTCGGTGATTTTGACAAAGACACTGGCGACCGACGCGATTGGATTCAGACGTACGTGGACGGTATTAAGTTACTAGGCTTGAAGTACGAGGACCGGACTGAGCCATGGCAAGGTGCTTGCGGTGTATTCCACCCCATGCTGACAGAGTCGGTTGTGCGCTTCCAGTCGGAGTCCATGATGGAGACGTTCCCAGCGATGGGTCCTGTCAAAACTCAGATCGTTGGAGCTATTGACGTACTCCGAGAAGAAGCAGCGGCCCGGGTTAGAGAGGATATGAACTATCAGCTCACCGAGGTGATGACTGAGTACCGCAGCGAGCATGAAAAACTTCTATGGTCTCTGCCCTTGGCAGGCTCTGCCTTCAAGAAGGTGTACTTCGACCCATCGAAAGGTCGTCAAGTAGCTACGTTTATTCCTGCCGAGGACATCGTCGTGCCGTATGGCGCATCGAATATTGAGGATGCCGAGCGGGTCACGCATGTGATGCGTAAGACTGAGAACGAGTTGAAGAAGCTCCAGCACGCTGGGTTCTATATGGAGTGTGAGCTGGGCGAGCCAGTGGTTGAGTTGGACGACATTGAGAAGCAGAAGGCTGAAGAGAATGGCATGAGTGCTATTCAGGATGACCGCTACCGCCTGCTTGAGATGCACGTCATGCTCGACTTGGAAGGGTTTGAGGACAAAGAAAATGGTGAGGAGACCGGCATTGCGCTGCCATACGTGGTGACCATCGAGAAGGGCTCACGCAAAATCTTGGCTATTCGTAGGAATTGGTACGAGGATGATCCTCTCAAGCTGAAGCGCCAGCACTTTGTACACTATCAGTACATCCCGGGCTTTGGGTTCTACGGCTATGGGCTGATTCACTTGATTGGCGGCTACGCCAAGAGCGCTACGATGCTAGTTCGTCAATTGGTTGACGCTGGTACGCTGTCTAACTTGCCCGGTGGTTTGAAGTCTCGCGGCTTGCGCATCAAGGGTGATGACACTCCCATCCAGCCCGGTGAGTTCCGTGACGTGGACGTGCCGAGCGGCTCGATCCGGGACAACATCCTGCCACTCCCATACAAGGAGCCATCACAAGTTCTGTTTAGCTTGTTCAACCAGATCGTCCAAGAAGGCCGTGCGTTTGCGTCTTCGGGTGATATGAGTGTGAGCGACATGAGCGCCAATGCCCCAGTGGGTACAACGCTTGCCTTGTTGGAGCGTACGCTTAAAGTGATGTCGGCTGTGCAGGCCCGCTTGCACTATGCGATGAAGCAAGAATTCAAACTCTTGAAAGTTATCATCGCCGACTACACACCAGAAGACTACGCCTACGAGCCAGAAGAAGGTAGCCGCTCGATTAAACGCGCCGACTATGACATGGTTGACGTGATCCCTGTGTCTGACCCCAACGCAGCTACCATGGCGCAGAAGGTTGTGCAGTATCAGGCCGTGCTCCAGTTGGCCCAGAGCGCTCCGCAGTTGTATAACCTCCCGCTCTTGCACCGTCAGATGATTGAGGTGTTGGGCATCAAGAACGCTAGCAAGCTCGTGCCAGTAGAGGACGACGCGATGCCGACGGACCCAGTGCAGGAGAACCAGAACCTGTTGACTGGCAAGCCCGTGAAAGCGTTCATGGAGCAGAACCACCAAGCGCATATTGCGGTGCACCAAGCAGCTATGCAAGACCCCAAGATCATGCAGTTGGTTGGGCAGAACCCACAAGCTCAGGCGATTATGGCTGCGGCTATGGCTCACTTAAACGAGCACATTGCGTTCGAGTACCGCAAGCAGATGGAAGAGAAGATGGGCATGGTCTTGCCGAGCGAAGAGAATCAGAAACACCTCTCGTCCGAGCAAGCCGACCACATTGCGATGATGGCGGCTCAGGCTTCGCAACAGCTTCTTCAGCAGAACAAAGGCGAGGCTCAACAACAGCAAGCTCAGCAACAGATGCAAGACCCCGTGGTCCAGATGCAGATGCAAGAGCTACAGATCAAGCAGCAAGAGTTGCAGCTCAAGGCTCAGAAACAGCAAGCCGACAGCGCAGCTAAAGCACAGCAGCTTCAGATCGAGCAAGCGCGTATTTTGGTGCAGAAAGAAATCGCTGCCATGCAGGTCAACGCATCCACAAATGTGGCAAAAGACAAGCTCAACCATCAAGCGCAACTAGAGACTACGCGCATGGGTGTGGACGTGGGTAAAGCCAAGGCCCAGATGCAACAGCAACGCGCACAAGCGCAACAAAACCGTATGGCTCAAAACCGCGTACCACGCGACAAAAAGGAGTAATAGTTGGATAACAGCCGAGTGCTTGCTTACATCGCCAAGGAGATCGACAAACTCCGTGGCGACCAGAATTCCTTCCTCTCCGGAGGAGGTGCTAAAACGTTTGACGAATATCGTCACGTCTGTGGGGTCATCCGAGGTCTGACTCACGCAGAAACCATTGTCAAAGACCTTGTGCAACGAATGGAGCAATCTGATGAGTGAACTTAATTTAGCGGGTGCAGTGGACCTGTCTGGTCTGTTGAACAAACCTGTTGAGGATAAGGCGAAGCAACTGCCTGAACCCAAGCGTTTTCATGTACTTTGTGTAGTCCCCGAGGCTATGGAGAAGTACGCCGACAGTGAAATTGGCATCATCAAATCTAGCCAAGCTATGCACTATGAAGAAGTCCTGACTTCCGTATTGTTTGTAGTGAAACTTGGTCCTGACGCGTATAAAGATGAGACTCGTTTCCCATCCGGTCCGTCATGCAAGGAAGGTGACTTCGTCATCGTTCGCCCCAATTCAGGCACCCGCCTGAAGATTCATGGCCGTGAATTCCGCATCATCAATGATGACTCGGTTGAAGCAGTTGTGGAAGACCCACGCGGTATTGGCCGTGTTGCTTAATAGGAGATAGAAATGGACAAATTTGAAGACGATTTTGAGTTTCCTGATGAAAAGGAAGCTAAAAAAGCTGCTGCTGAAGACGCTAAGTTTGAAGTAGAAATCGAAGACGATACCCCCGCAGAAGACCGTGGCCGTAAAGCTGCGCCACCTCCTGAAGACCCAACAGAAGATGAGTTGAGCTCATACGATGAGAAGGTCCAAGCGCGTATCAAGAAGTTCACCCGTGGCTACCACGATGAACGCCGTGCAAAAGAAGAAGCCCTGCGCGAACGTCAGGCTGCTGAAGCCTACGCCAAACAGATTCTTGAAGATAACAAACGTCTTCAAAAGCAGCTTGCTACAGGAAGCCAAGTTCTGATTGAGACCTCTAAGTCCGCCGCAGATACTGAGCTAAACAGCGCAAAACGCGCCTACAAAGAAGCTATTGAAAACGGTGACATTGACGCCCAAGCAGAAGCTCAGGCTCAGATTGCTCGTGCTGCTTTAAAGGTAGAACGTGTACAAGGTATGCGCCCTATTCAAGAACAAGAATGGGCACCGCCTCCATCCGAGTTACAACAACCTACGACTCCTCGCCGTACTCAACGCTGGTTGGAAAACAATAGCGATTGGTTTGGTAAAGACGATGAAATGACTATGACTGCTATGGGGCTTGACAAGAAGCTCCAACGGGAGTATGGTTCAGACTATATCGGGAGTGAAGAATACTTCCGTACCATCGACAAAACGATGCGCAAACGATTCCCTGAGCACTTTGAAAGTGAGCAGAGCTATGAGGATGACGAAACGCCTCCCAAAAAGACGTCAGAACCGGCTGAAGAGGAAACTCCCCGCCGTGCAACAAAATCCGCTACTGTTGTGGCCCCGGCCTCACGTAGCACCCCGCCTAATCGTATTAAGTTGAAGGCATCCGAAGCAGCGATAGCTCGCCGTCTTGGGGTTCCAATTGAACAATACGCTAAACAGGTTGCTTTGCTGAAAAGAGGTGAATGATGGAAAACGCTACTAAACAAAATCGACTGGCCCGTGAATTAGATGATCGCACGGTTTCGCACCGCCCAACGGCGTGGCGTTTACCCGAGACTCTGCCCAGCCCTGATCCCCGTTCTGGGTGGTCTCATCGCTGGATTCGCACCGGTATTTTGGGTGCAGCCGACCCATCAAATATTTCTTCTAAGCTCCGCGAAGGATACGAACCCTGCAAAGCAGAAGAATATCCCGAGCTAATGATGCACGCTACTACCGAAGGTCGCTTTAAAGGCAACATTGAGGTGGGTGGTTTGTTGCTCTGCCGCATCCCGTCCGAGTTCTTGGATCAACGAGCAGCGTATTACGCTAATCAGAACAAGTCTCAAATGGAATCCGTGGACAACAATTTCCTTCGTGAAAGTGATCCTCGTATGCCCTTGTTTTCGGACAAGAAGTCGAAGGTTACTTTCGGTTCTGGTTCTTAATTTTTGGAGTCACAAATGGCATTTCCTACCGTTTCGGCACCTTATGGTCTTGATCCCGTCAATTCTCTCGACGGCAAGCCATACGCTGGTGCAACACGCCTGATTCCAGTTGCTGCTGGTTTTGCAACCGCTATTTTTAATGGCGACACAGTGCAAATCGACACTACTGGTTATCTCATCAAATCAACCTCTACTAACGCTGGCACTATCGTCGGTGTGGTCATGGGCGGTCAATACACTAACTCTTCGGGCCAATTGGTTCAAGGTCAGTACATTCCTGCTTTGGCTTCCACCACCGCTAACCCAGCTTACGCTTACGTTGTGGACGATCAACAAGCTCTGTTCCGCGTTGCTGTTGTTACCTCTGGTACAACTATGGGCACTGCAAGCCGCGCTGATGTCGGTTCTAACGTTCCTTTGGTGTTGAACGCAGGTTCTACTACTACCGGCAATTCCGCTTTTGGCGTGACTTTGACTGGTGCTGGTACTACCGCAACAATCCCAGTGCGCGTTATCGACGTCGTTGAACAGACTGCAACTGCTCCCGGTGTTTACTGCGAGTTGTTGGTGAAGATCAACGCCCACCAATACAACAACACCACTGGTGTTTAAGGAGTAAATTACCATGGCTATTTCACGCGCACAACTGCTCAAAGAATTGCTCCCCGGCCTGAACGCTTTGTTCGGCATGGAGTATGCACGCTACGGCGAAGAGCACAAAGAGATTTACGAAACCGAAACTTCCGAGCGTAGCTTTGAAGAAGAAGTTAAGTTGTCTGGCTTCTCTGCTGCCCCTGTTAAGAACGAAGGCCAAGCCATTCGTTACGACAACGCACAAGAAGCATGGTCTACTCGATACAACCACGAGACTATCGCCCTCGGTTTCTCCATCACTGAAGAAGCTGTGGAAGATAACTTGTACGACAGCTTGTCTGCTCGTTACACCAAGTCTTTGGCTCGCGCCATGGCTTACACCAAGCAAGTTAAAGCTGCTTCCGTCTTGAACAACGGTTTCAGCGGTAGCTACTTGGGTGGTGACGGCGTCTCGTTGTTTGGTTACAACAGCTCCAACACTTTGGTTAACCATCCTTTGATCTCTGGTGGCACCAACAGCAACACTCCTTCTGTGCAAGCTGACTTGAACGAGACTTCTTTGGAAGCCGCCGTTATTCAAATCGCCGCTTGGACTGATGAACGTGGTCTGTTGATCGCTGCTAAGCCAAAGAAAATGGTTGTGCCCCCAGCCTTGCAGTTCGTTGCTACTCGTTTGTTGGAAACTAACCTCCGTGTTGGTACAACTGACAACGACATCAACGCGATCAAGAACAACGGTGCTATCCCTGAAGGCTACACCATTAACCACTTCTTGACCGACAACAACGCTTGGTTCTTGACCACAGACGTGCCTAACGGTTTGAAGCACTTCGTTCGTACACCATTGCAAAATTCTATGGATGGTGACTTCGACACAGGCAACGTTCGCTACAAGGCCCGCGAGCGTTACAGCTTCGGCTGGTCTGATGCTCTGGGTATCTGGGGCAGCTCTGGCTCTAACTAATCTAGGTTTTTGCTTAGATGCGAAAGGGAGCTTCGGCTCCCTTTTTTGTCTTTTAACCTTCACAATGCTTCATTAGGATGGCGTTACAGCGCTGTTGCTGTATTTATGGTTCACAGGAGCTAGTATGTACAAAATTGAAATCGACATCTCCGCTTGGGGCGGCGACGAAAAAGTTACCATCGAAACGTCTGACTTTGACAAAATTGAACTCATCCGTGAGTTCATCGAGTTCCAGCAAGAAAACGGTTGGGCTGCGGACTACGAGCATGTTGTTGAGTTTGAAGAAGACGAAGCCGACACAGAACTTGAAGAAGTAACTGACGAACAAACATCTGACATCCACGTTTCAGTGTTTATCTTCGACGACAAAGAGTGATTTGCTAAGGGGCTTCGGCCCCTTTTTTCTTTGCTTTTTTGGCTGCTTGCCGTTCATCATGGTGGTGGATACGGTGACAGTTGGCGCACAGAATAACGCACTTCTTGGCTTCTTCCATAGCAAGGGCGTATTTGCCGTTGCTAACCAAATCGTTTACGGATGCTGTCTTTGTAGCGGGGTCTATGTGGTGAAAATCCAACGTGGCTATGTGATTAAACCCACATTTTGTGCAGTACAGCGTGGACTTGTACGCCTTCCAGTCCTTGCGCATTGAGGACCGCCTCTCGGAGGACCGTTTCTTTGTCGCTTCTTTTGTCTTTTGGTAGTGCTTTGCCGAGTACTCTTTAGCCTTGGCTTTGAACACTGCTGGGTCTTTGTAAGGCATCAGAGCTTCAGTCTCCAATAAAGCGTTTTATCTGCGCCCCAAGGTTTTGATGGGTCAAACAACTTGAACCCTCTGGCGATCAAACTGTTAGAAGATGCCGGGTTGTCATGCGTGTCTGTAACCACCCAATTCCAACCTAGAGCACGGGCTTGCTGAAGACGAACTCGGATAAGCCTTTTCTGTATTCCTTGTCCACGATGAGCCGGTAACACGCCTGCACGGCACAAATAACCGCAATCACTCCAACGCAAGGAGGGAACAAGACCAGCAAAAGCAACCGGAGTGTTGTCCTCAGAATATGTAATCCACCAGTAGCCAGATGTTGTAGAAGCAGGTTCATCATAGGGTAAGCATTGTTTTTGAAGTTGAGAAAGCGCCAGCTGTGTGTCTGGACGGCTTAAGTCAACACGGTGGATTTTGTAGCGCATGAACAATTATTTTCCAGCAATATGACAAAACCATGCTTGACGCCGGATAAATTTCGTGTATATTCATAGCAACCGGAATCTTTCGGTGTGCCAAACAGGTCCGGCTGACCTCATGCAGATTGGTACATCACAACGCATGTAAGGAAATTCTCATGGGATTCGCAACTCACCTCGGCCCTTGGTTGTTGGGCACTACAAAGAACACCACTGGCACCACTGCCGCCCTCACACGTAATACAGGCTGCACCGTTGTGTCTCAGTCCGCTGACGTTGTATTTGGTACATTGACTGGCAACGCCATTGCTGTTCCAGCAGGCGCACAAATCATTGATGTCAAAGTTGTCACCACTACCGTATTCAGCGCAGCTACTACAGCTTTGTTGAGCATCGGCGGTACAGCGTTCACAACTACCGGTACTATCACTTCTGTTGGTAGCGTGGCATTGGGTGCAAACGCAACTACCCCCGGTGGCTGGCTGAACGTTGGTGCTACCGACACATTCATCTCTTACACATTGGCTGGTACATCGTTGACCACTGGTGCTGCTACGATCATCGTGACTTACGCGGTGCGCGATTCGAGCGGCAACCAAGCACAACCTGCATCACAGCAGTAATCAATCCTCCGGGGGCTTCGGCCCCTGTTTTTTAGCTTAAGGAGAATTGATATGACGATGCAATTTGACGTCAGGACGGCCAAGATTCAAGGCTCTGGGCAGATGGTTGTAGGCCGCGTTCGCATGAAACAAGGCACAATCATTGGCAACGGAACCGCTGGCCAGATTGATTTTTTTGACACCATCACCGCCCCTGTTGCGGCTACTTACGGTCGTTCTGGATACACGGTAACTGTGACTTCCACTGCGCATGGTTTGGCTACTGGCAACATTATTGGTATTGGGTACATCGCCGCTAGTGGCGTAGCTCCAGTTTCAGGTAATTTTGCAGTTACTGTGGTTGATGCAAACACTTTTACCATCACTGATTTGAACTCTGGCACGATTGCTACAGGTACAGTTTGCAACTATTGCAACACTGGCAACGGCAACTGGATCATGGGTTTGAACACTTTGACTGGCGTGCAGCCGTTTCAGCTTTTGGTTCCCGGCGAAGGTATCTTGTGCCAACGCGGTATCTACAGTTTGTCCACAAACATTGCATCAACGCAAGTGAGTTATGGCTGATACAGAGAAGAGCATTAACCTAGCTGGGCGCAAACTCATGGTTGCGATCCCGGCTTACGATGGCAAGCTGAACATTGATTCAGCTTTTGCCTTGTCCAATCTGGCCGTTCAGGTCCAGTCGTTGGGGGTTAAGCTCTACCTCACGCACCTCTCGGGGTGCTCCCTTATTACGAAGGCTCGCAACTGCTTGGTTGCGGACTTCTTGAAATCCGACGCAGACACGCTTCTGTTCATTGATGCTGATGTGGTGGTTACCGCTGATGCAGTGCTCCGCCTCATGGCCTTGAGTTTGGACAAAGACATCACGGCTGGCATCTACCCGCGTCGCGGCATGGACCGCAAGTTCTTCCTTGACTACTACCTCGATGAGAACGGTGGCTTGGAGTTTGACAAGAACGGCTTGATGCGCGTGAAGCGCATTGGCACAGGATTTATGATGATTCAGCGTCACGTCCTTGAGACGATGATTGCAAACCACCCAGAGTGGGATTACTTCAACAATGTGGACAACCGCACAGACAGCGCCATTTTTGATTTGAAGATCGTGAACGGCGAGTATTACGGCGAAGACTACTTGTTCTGTGATCGCGCCACAGAAGATGGATTCACAGTTTTCTTAGACCCATCAATCAGCTTGCCCCACGTTGGCCAAGAGAAGTTCACTCGGGACTTCAACGAAGACGTGTTGCAGCCTTTGTTGGAGCAGCACTGCACTCCAAAACTGAAAGTTGTAAATGGCGACTAAGAAGAAAACCCCTTCTCTTGCTGTTGGTCGTGGTGAGAAACTCCCAGTGTCTAAGGGCGCAGGGCTGACCGCCAAGGGCCGTGCTAAGTACAACGCAGCTACAGGTAGCAATCTGAAGGCCCCACAGCCTGAAGGCGGCAAGCGCAAGGACTCGTTCTGTGCTCGAATGTCCGGTATGCCCGGACCGATGAAAGACGAGAAGGGTAAGCCCACTCGTAAAGCCGCAGCCTTAGCAAGATGGAAGTGCTGAAATGGAAAACATGGTCTGGAACATTATTCTGTCGGCTGGCATGGGCTTGTTGACTTGGGTTTTGAAGGATAAGTCCGATGAGCTTGCCCGAGTCACCATCCTGCTCAACCGCACCCGCGAAGAAATCGCCAAAGAGTACGTCACCAAAGTCGAAGTACACGCCGACATTAACCGGGTCTTGGACAGGCTTGATCGCTTGGATGAAAAACTGGACCGCCTTATGGAGAGTAAACATGCCAGCCACCAGTGAAAAACAAAAGAAGTTTATGGATGCCGTAGCGCATAACCCAGCATTTGCCAAGAAAGTCGGCGTGCCGGAAAAAGTAGGAAAAGACTTTAGCGAGCAAAGCAAAGGTTTGAAGTTTGGCAAGGGCTCTAGCTCTCGTGCGGACCTTCAAAAAGTAAACAAGCCTGATACCCGTCATGGCAGGAATGAACTCTTTAAAAAAGGTGGTACGACTATGGCTAAAAGCGACAGCAAAGAAGACATGAAGATGGATAAGAAGCAAGACGTTGCCCTTATCAAAAAAGCCTTCAAAGAGCATGACAAGCAAGAGCACAAAGGCGGCAAGGGCACAACCTTGGCGTTGAAAAAAGGCGGCAAAGCCATGCCTAAGATGGCTAAAGGCGGCGGCGTTGAGTCCAAGGGTAAAACCAAGGGCACCATGGTCGCTATGTGCGGCGGCGGCATGATGAAAAAGAAATAAGGGGTTGCCATGAAAAAAGCTAAACGATACGACGAAGGTGGCGTTACCGAAGGCCAAAACTCAAATATTGACGACGACACTCGCGCTCGTGCGATGAAGTTCATACGTGAACAAGCAGAAAAGAGTAGCGAAGACGAAAGCTCTGGCGAAAAAACTGTTTCTCGTTCGACTAAAGCCAAGGTTTCTTCTAAACCTGCGGAACCTAAAGCCGATGCCCGTGATGCAGAAGCTGGCAAGAGCCGTGGTCGTCCTGCTGAAGGCGAGCCAAAGATGACTAAGTATCGTTCAGAAGCCCGTGAGCCATCCGGTTCTCCTACACCCGGCAACGGTAACTCTGTGGAAGGCACTGACCTTTCCCGCAACATCAAGAATACCCTGAGCGCTTTGGCACCTATGGGTGGTGGTATTGGCAAAATTGGTGCTGAACTCGCTATGAGTGGCCGCGCCGCTAAAGCCGCTGAAGCTGCTGCTGAAGCTAAAAGAGTTTCTGATGCTGCTGCTAAAGCTACTCGCGCCGCTCGTATGGCTAAAGTTGCTCCCCGCGCAGAACGCGAAGCTAAGACATTGAACCCTAATGCTTGGACTGCTGGCCCTAAAGGCATGAAAGAAAACTTCAAGTCCGGTGGTGGCGTCAAGGGCTGGGGCATCGCCCGTGGCTCACGTAAAGCAAAAACATACTGAGGTGAATCATGCCTAAAGACAAAATTTACACAGCGGACATGGGCCAACCCCCAAAGGAACCCGATGACGCATCCGCTGGCCGCAAGATGAAGAAAACTGAACCCGGTATGCCTGAGCAGCCCGGTAGCGGCATCATCGTGAAAAAAGCTAAAGGCGGCTCTGTATCCGCCCGCGCTGACGGCTGCTGCTCCAAGGGTAAAACCCGTGGGAAGATGGTGTAACTATGATGGCCAGTCGAGGCATGGGGGCTGTGTCCCCTTCCAAGATGCCTAAACCCAAGGTTATCAAGAAGCGTGACGGAGACTATCCTGTTGACGTGTATGCTGAAGGTGGCAAAGTAGGTTTGTACGCTAACATCAACGCCAAACGCAAGCGCGGGGAAAAGATGCGCAAGCCCGGTGCCAAAGGTGCGCCGACGGCCCAAGCGTTTATTGACTCCGCAAAAACCGCAAAGAAGTAAACCATGGCAGTTACATCCGGCTTAACCTCATTTAACCTTGACCTCACTGAGTTGGTCGAGGAGGCGTTCGAGCGGGCTGGACGTGAGCTGCGTTCGGGGTATGACCTGCGTACTGCGCGGCGCAGCCTCAACATTATGTTCGCCGACTGGGCGAACCGTGGTATCAACATGTGGACGATTGAGCAAGGTCAGATTGACTTGGTTCAAGGCCAGAGCACCTACGCCCTGCCAAACGACACAGTGGATTTGCTTGAGCACGTCATCCGTACCCAAGCGGGGCAAGTCTCCAATCAGGCCGACTTAACCATCACACGCATTAGCGTTTCTACCTATGCGACCCTCCCAAACAAACTTCAGCAAGCTCGTCCGATTCAGGTGTGGGTGCAACGGCTCGACGGCCAGACTGCGGCGGCAATCACGGCTCTTAATGGCGGCATTTCGAGTACTGACGCTACGATTACTGTAGTCTCTACGCAGGGTATGCCAGCAGCTGGCTTTGTCAAAATTGGCAACGAGACAATCAACTACACCGCTATCAGCGGTAACCAGCTCACAGGTTGTTTCCGTGGGCAGAATGGCACTACCGCTGCCGCTCATTCAACTGGCGCAGCCGTTGCAATGCAGAACCTACCCGCTGTAACTGTGTGGCCGACCCCAGATGGGTCTCAGCAATACCAATTTGTTTACTGGCGACTGCGCCGTACTCAGGATGCTGGCGGCGGTGTGAACGTCATGGACGTGCCTTTCCGTTTTATTCCGTGTATGGCTGCTGGGTTGGCGTATTACATCGCGGGCAAAATTCCAGAAGGTGCTGAGCGCATCATGATGCTGAAGCAACAGTACGATGAGGCTTGGGAATTGGCCGCTTACGAAGATCACGAGAAGGCTTCTATTCGTTTTGTCCCACGTCAGCAGTACATCGGGGGGACCTAATGGGTAACCGGTTTGCCAGCGGTAAATGGGCGATTGCTGAGTGCGACCGTTGCGATCAGCGGTTTAAACTCAAGGTGCTAAAGCGAGAAGTCATAAAAGGGAAAAACTACGATCTGTTGGTGTGCCCAGAGTGTTGGGACCCAGATCACCCCCAGTTGCATTTGGGGGAGTTTCCAGTTGATGATCCTCAAGGTTTGCGTAGCCCACGTCCAGATCGCAGCTATGTTTCTTCTGGCAATACAGGGTTGCAGATTTTGAACGGCAACAGCACAAGCATTTTGGAGCAAGGGTTCCAAGGCGAAGGCAGTAGAAACATACAATGGGGCTGGAATCCCGTTGGCGGGTCTGCTGGGATTGATGATGGTCTAACGCCAAACTACTTGTCGTTAGTGGTAGAAATTGGTACAGTCAGTATCACAACGACGTAAGGAGTCGAACATGTCTTTTAAATCAGGCGCACAAGGCGTAAACATCAAGGGCAAAACCAAGGGTAAGAACCTTGGTGACAGCGGCCCAACCGTAGCTACCCAAAAGGGCAAAGCTGGTAAAGGCGGCAAGGGCGGCGGTAAAACCGATGCAGACATGATGAGCATGGGTCGCGGTATGGCCAAAGTTGCTAATCAAAAGCGAGGCTAATCATGGCTACATTCAGCAAAAAAATGATGGGCAAAGAAGTTGGTGATGCCAGCGTTTATGCCAAGCCTCATGGCGTCAATGCAAAAGCCACAAAGATGACAGACCCAAACACTTTGTCTGCGAAGCAAGTCAACCCTCGCACAAAATCAATGCGCGTGAGTGCTGGTGACCCTGCCGCCGACGACGTCAAAACTGACGGCATCAAAATCCGTGGTACAGGTGCAGCAACCAAGGGCTTGTACGCCCGTGGGCCAATGGCGTAAAACATGACGTACACCGAGCTTGTAGCCGCTATTCAGACGTACACGGAAAACAATTTTCCGACGATTACGCTCGCCGATTCTTCTACTGTGTCATCGACGCAACAGATTAACCGTTTCATTGAGCAAGCTGAACAACGCATCTACAACTCGGTACAGTTTCCTTCGCTGCGCAAAAACGCAACGGGGGTGACTACGGCAAACAACAAATACGTCTCATGCCCAAGCGACTTCTTGTCGGCATATTCTTTGGCCGTTATTGACGCCACAGGCGCGTACGAGTACCTGCTCAACAAAGACGTGAACTTCATACGTCAGGCGTACCCACAACCAACCGACACGGCCATCCCGAAGTACTACGCGCTGTTTGGTCCGACTGTGTCCCCCACTGCGGGCATCACGAATGAGCTTACGTTTATTCTTGGCCCAACTCCCGACGCTATCTATAGCGTGGAGCTTCACTACTATTACTACCCTGAGTCCATCGTGACTGCGGGTACGACTTGGTTGGGCGACAACTTTGATACCGTGTTGTTGTATGGGTGCTTGGTTGAGGCCTACACATTCATGAAGGGCGAAGCCGACCTCATTGCGCTGTACAACACCAAGTACATGGAAGCATTGCAGCTTGCCAAACGCCTCGGCGACGGCCTCGAAAGACAAGACGCGTACCGCTCCGGCCAATATAGACAGGCAGTCCAATGACCATCGCACAAGGCGCAACAAACACATTCAAGATCGGTTTGCTCGACGGCAACTACGACTTGGCCGCAGGTTCGTTCAAGATTGCGCTGTATACCGGCGCGGCTTCGATTGGCCCAGACACAACTACGTACACAACAGATGGCGAGGTTGTGGCTTCTGGGTACACCGCTGGCGGCAATGCGTTGACAATCACACAAGTACCTACAATTGGGAATCAGTCGGGCAACGCTACAGCGTATCTGTCGTTCAGCAACGTGACTTGGACTTCGGCCTTGACCGCTCGCGGCGCGTTGATTTATCAGGTTGGTGGTGGCAACCCCTCTGTGTGCGTGCTGGACTTTGGCGCGGATAAGACTTCGACAACAACTTTTACCGTGCAGTTCCCCGCTGCTACCAACACATCTGCAATCATAAGGATCAGCTAATGCTAGTCACAACAACCAAAGGCGACATGGACGACTCTTTGCTGCAAAAGCAAGAAGGTTTTGTGGACGACGACAACGAGTACACCACATGGGTTGAGTATTGGTTGGACGGCGAGCTGGTCCATCGTTCGGCGCATGTCACGTTGAAAAAAGCACTGCCTATTGGTGGTGAAGTCGGCACTTTCTCTTAAGGAACCATCATGGCAAATACCGCATCACTATGCACGTCGTTTTTAAGCGAAGTGCTCACGGCGACACACAACTTTGGCACTGCACCTATCCGTGCAGCCACAACCGCCGATACATTTAAAGCCTCTTTGTACTTGACAACAGGTTCAATCGACGCTTCAACAACGGCTTACACAGCTACGGGCGAAGTAACAGGCACAAACTACACCGCTGGTGGAGTTGTTGTGACAAACGCGACCGCACCCGCTTCGACCAATACATCTGCCACAGCAGGAACATCCTACTGGACTCCTTCTGCCAGCATTTCGTACACCAACGTAACTTTGTCCACCGCGTTCAATGCAATGCTGTTGTATAACTCAACACAAAGCAACAAGGCCGTGGGCGTGTACACATTTGGCTCTCAGACCATTACTGCGGGTACGTTCGCTTTGACCATGCCTGCTAACACAACTAGCACCGCGCTGCTGCGTATTGCCACAACTTAAAGCGGAGGCGGCGTAAGCCGTAAGCCATGTTTGGTATATCCGCTTTTGCACAATCTCCTTTTGCGGCGTTAGGGTCTAACGACATTTATGTCGCCCTAACGGGTAAGAGCGCGTCTGGTTTTGTTGGCACTGTTGTTGCCACTGAGTCTCCGACCGCGACGGGAGATGTTGCACAAGGTTTTGTTGGCGTAGCGGTTCCGACAATATCGGTAGCTCTGACGGGCGTATCAGCGGCGGGTTTTGTTGGCACGGTTGTTCCGTCCTCGGCTCAAGCGGTATCTGGCAAATCAGCTTCTGGTTTTGTTGGGACAGTGGTTCCGGTTGATTCTCCGACTGAGACTGGGGACGTTGCACAGGGTTTTGTTGGCTCTGTGGTTCCAACTATCTCTGTGGTTTGTCCGGGGTTTCGGCGGCGGGTTTTGTTGGCACGGTTGCTTCTGAATCGTCTCAGGCCCTATCTGGTAGAGC